AGCTTGGTTTGCACTCATAATTATTTTTCTTTCTTTTTTGATTCAACTTTTATCAAATGCTTTATCTTATACAAAGCATCATCATATGAATCCAAGGTGAAACCTTTAACGCCCCATTGTGTCGAGGATGGGTACATTTCAGCTGGAGGAAAATGTTGTCCAGCCAAATCATATCCGTTGTGTGATTCAATAACAACAGCCTCATATTTTTTCACTTTGAAGTCTTCTCTGCTTTGTTCATATATAGCAAATTTACCATCACGATAAAGTTGATTAAAAATAAAACCCTTATATGTGAATTCTTTTTCTAGTATTTTCATAATTTATTATAAAACCTTTCAGTTGAAATGTCAACGTTTTCTTTTTTTCTCTAAACTTTTGATGGAACAAATACAATGATCAAAATAAGGACAACCGTCACAATTTCTATCATTATCGAGATATATATCTGGACGAATACATGAGCTTTCAGTAAGATTGGCAATACCTTCTTTACTTTTTAACAAATTTTTTTTATTATTGTTAAGATTCGTTTCAGGACTTTTATAACTTTTGGCAAATTCTTTTAATTGCTCTAATTTACGATATTTCTTTTTCATTTATTTTCCATTTCGAAAAAATTCCCACAGTCACCAGAATAGTATATTTTCTTATAACCCACTTGATTCATTAGGTGGGTGCAACCACTACACGGCCTAGAATACTTCACATTTCCCATTCTGTCAAGACGTATATTCACAAAAACAATATCATCAAAACTTTCGGTATCTATTTTATTTTGTAATTTTGAAATACAATTGAATTCGGAATGAACTCTTGCGATATCTCGCAAGTCTTCACCTTCCTCGGATTGATAATTCAATTTTTTTATATTTGGGTGTGTTTTGTAATTATTGATTCCGATAGCAATTGTTCTCTGTTTATGTATAGCAAATGTCACATGAAAAGTTCTTATCGTCGGATAAGAGTGATGTATTGGTTGCATCGCTTTTGCTATCTCAACAAATTTCTGTAATTTCTTTTGTTTTAAAGATGCCATATCAATTTTCCAATTTTGTAATTTTAACATCATAGAATTCAAATATATCCATACTGTATTCTGATTCGATGTTATTATATTCCTCAAAATATACCACTTCGGGTATATTCCATGCACAAATCATTCTAGCACAACATGAACAAGGCATCATTGTTACGGCAATAAGCCGACATTCATTTCTTGAAAAAAGTGATAATACATTTGTTTCAGCATGAATCATATATGGTCTTCTTGCGTCTCTGTCTTTCCAAAAAGAAACATCTGGATTTTTACCACTCTTTAATCCATTGTATGCAACACCCAATACACGATTATCAAAAGATAATGCACAAGCCCCAACTTTTTTATACGGATCTTCTGATCGCATACTCGCAGTTTTTGCGAGTTCCAATGCATAATTTTCCCAACTTATACGTGACATAAAATTGATTCAACTTCTTTTTTAAGATAGGGTACAGTGTATCTCAACCATTTTGCTTTGAAAACTGTTTTAGTATCTATCTGTCTTTTCAACCAGAAAATATTCAAAGAACCACATCTCAGTCCAGTTATTTCCTCTATCATTTTAGCATAAAAAGATAACTGCAATGCATATATGAAATACTCGGAATTCGGTAAATGTGAAACTGGATCAAGAAGAAATTTATCATCATATTGGTTTTCGAAATTAAATTTCTTATTCGTTTTAAAATCAGATATATCGAAACTATCCTCGTCAAAAACAACATAATCAGACGTTCCACATATTCCTTTTTGTTTATTAAAACAAATCAATTCGTTATAACCTTTTTCAGAATACACTTCTTCAAATATTTTCTTGATAATTTCCGAGTATCTTTCGTTTTTTATTTCCCTATTGATGAAATATGCTTCAACACTTTCATGAACTTCTGTGCCATAGTCCAAACCAGTTGTCTTTTTTTCCTCCCAAAGCTTCAATACATCATTAAATGGTATTTTTTTCCTCTGAGAGTACTCCAAAGCCTTTTGATCAACATCAAATTTTGGTTTGATTGTGGAAAGAATACTCGATACCGATTTGTATATTCTTCCAGTTGAATCAGAATACGTGTGACTTTCCTTGGAGAGAACTGGAATGTCCTCTCCAATCAAAGGGAATCTTTTAGTCCACATTAATCTTTTGTTACTGGTGCAATATCAATTCGGCTGATCGTCTTATCGCCTTGATGTACAATAACAGGTATGAGAACAGCCTGGTATTTAATTAGAATTTGTTCAATCTCATCTTTAGCCTTCGCCATGTCCTCATCTCGTTTGTTTGTTTCTTCACTCATGAACACAATTTATCATAAGCTTTTTACTTTGCAAGAAAGAAATTACAAGTTAACATCAAATTCAATCACATCTTGCATTTGAGGATTTGCTGAAACCGATACTATCTCCGTATTATAATACGTTGCACAGTCTTTTTTTACAACAACTTGAGAACTCAATGAAAAATAACTCATATCTTGCAAGTTACCCTTCACTGCTCCTATTGCCGCATCTATGAAGAAAATATTGTTAACAGGGTCTTCCTCTGGAGGAAATATCCAACCCTTGATTGTGAATGATGTTGATCCAGTTACAAAGTATTTTTGATTTCCGTTAATATCTGTTGGATAAGTGACACTTACCGTTCCATCCCACAGTACCTCGGATCTAATCTCTTCTATATATGGAAGATTATATTCTTCTGGAACCTTCCATGAAAGTATGATGTATGGATTACAAAACGGAATAAAATTGGACATGATCTGATCCAAATCCGTTTGATATTTCGCCATGATATCCATGGTAATTCCAATATTGACTGGAACTGGTGTCCTATAAAAATGACTCAAATTAGTCTTTTGTTTTTCTTCAGTATAATCTGGTCTATAAAATCCAATATTTTTATTGAACACTCTATTGTTATCCCTAGAAAAACTTTTCATGTGGATACTTACAACTGGCAGTGTTATATTTTGAGAGAAATTTATCAAGTCATAAATGACTCTCTGCTTCGGAGCATATACATATCGAACTTGAACCGTCTGTCCAATTTCTCTATTTTCATTAAAACGTTTGATGACCACATTGTTGAATGCAGCTAAAAATTGGATCAAAAGATCCTTTACCTCAAAAAAATAGGGACTTTGTTTCAAAATAATACTCCTGTTAGTATTATTTAGAGGAAAATCATTTCAACAACCCCGTCATAGAGATTGTTTTTCATTTTAGGTTTTATCATATTACAATTGAAAACAAAATCTTCCATATTATGACAAAGAGAGTTTATCGTATAATCCAAACGAATTGAACTCAATGTTTGAGAAATAGAAAAAGCCATTGGTAATTTAAAATGTTTTTTAGATCCAGATAAATCCAATGTGAATGAATAGTAGAAATCACTCAAATTAAACAATATAAGTTTTCCCTCTTTGAGTGTCTTATTGTTACAAGTGAATTTGAAATTCCTATGTAAATTATTTAAAAATATTTCACTTTGATCAACCATAAAATTCACATATTCATCCATGACATTTTTTCAGCAGGACTCTTGTAATAGTAATTGTCCAAGAAAAATTGCCAAAATTCGTCATTTGCGGGTACTCTTGCTATTAAATTACAAAAATTCATATTAATCGCCCTGTAGTCTTGTTTAAAAATATCCCAAAGAATGACAAGATTTTTTTGATTTGGATCATAAAATGGGTTTCCAAAAGGAGGAGGAGTTGTTGGTCTGTAATTCAAGGTGAATCGCCCCTCAAATGCATTTAAGATATTCTGAGCACTTGTGCAAAGCATTCTCCTGTATAGTGGCTTACCTGCAACCATTCTTCTTCTCCTGAACTTTATCTCACAAATATGAGTTTGAGCAAGAGACTTAAGATTCTCTCTTGATATGAACATCTTCTCTAGGTGTTGCTATTCCAAAAATTCTATGTTCGTTTAAAAATTGACCATGTTCTAAAGTACCATAACCGTCAATTTCGACATTTGAAATCATAATTCCCTTGTTATTTGGGAAAATAACATGATCGCCTTTTTTAACAAGAGATGTGCCTTGACCACAGAGAATAACTTTACCTATTCTCCATGCTTGTGTATCAGCATTTACTGGCACAACAATACCGTTTCTTACTATTTCATTGGAGTTTCCACCAAGGTCTACTAATTCAACCAATATAATATCATCCAATACTTTGGATAGATTATATCCTATGAAAACGCTGTTAAGAGAATTTTGTGAGAAACCATCCAAATCTATTAGAGATCTCTGAGGTGTTAATTGATCAATATTCATATATTTCGTTTTTATTTACAACGTAAATATTTTTTTGCAACTACTAAAAACATCAATAGCAAGTTTTCACGATGTTTGATCTACTTTTTCAACTTTTTTAATATAATTTATTCTATTATATTTCTTCTGTGGAAGGACATTTAGAAGCATTTTATAGTGCATTTCCTTATCATTTCCTAGATAATTTAATTTGTTTGTCGTTTCATTGACAAGATTTGCACTCTCTCCATCATTCATGGAAATCCATCGATTCACCAAAAAAGGATTGTATTGTTTAATTTCTTCCATGTTTTCCTTTTCAAATGGTTTCTTAAAAAATAAAACGTTTTTGATGTAATCGAATATTTGCATGGTAAAATAATAAGCCTTTTGAAAAAAAATACAAGACAAATCTAAAAAAAGTTATAAATAATCCTATGCCAGCAAATGCATCATCAGGAAGAGAATCGACATTTGGACGTAGTTTAATGAACTACGTAAATTCTTATCTTCCATATCAATCTTATACTGTTATAGATACTATTTCAAAGTTGAATCCTAAATTCAAAACTTTCCAAGACACAGGATCTAAAAGAACAGAGGCTCTTTCAAGACAAAGTATCAGTTCCTCATCTGAATACAATGATATATCTCCCACTGCGTTTTTTAATATTGACTCTAATTTCACACAATACATGTATTCAAATGTCCAAGCGGACAAAATTGCAAGAATTCGTGATTATCGAGTCATGGCGGCATTTTCAGAAGTTGCCGAAGCATTAGATGAAATTTGTGATGAATCTATTAATAAAGACGATAACGGGCAAATTGTAACAATTCAATTTCCAACTGAAAAACTTAAAAGTGAGACTAAAAAAGACGTTTCTGATGAGTTTGAGAAAATCATTGGTTTTTTTGAATTTGAAAAAAGAGGTTGGGAATACTTTAGAAGTGTGATGGTGGATGGTGAAGTTTATTGGGAAAACATTATACATAAAGAAAAAGAAGAAGAGGGTGTTCTTGGAATTGTGAGTATTCCAACAGAACTCATTGATCCTATTTTTGGAAATGTTCAGAATATGTTGATCAAAGGATACTTATTAAGAAAACCAGTATTTGATCCAACAAATCCAACAAAAATTGTAGATTATGCCTTGATACCAATGGACAAGAATCAAGTTACCTATGTGAATTCTGGCATTTGGAACGAGAATAAAACTGTCAGACTACCATTTATTGAAAACGCAAGAAGAGCATATAGACAACTTTCTCTTATTGAAGATAGTGTTGTAATATATAGACTTGCAAGAGCACCATCGAGACTTGTTTTCAACGTTGATGTTGGAACTATGCCAGCACCGAAGGCAGAGGCATATTTGAGAAAAATGATCCAAGAATATTGGTCAAAACGAACATTTGACGTTGATCAAGCTGGACAAGTCAATAAATTCAATCCTCAAAGCTATTTGGACAATTATTGGTTTGCAAAAAGACAAGGTTCCGAAGGAACAAGTGTCACTCCTCTCACAGAAGGACCGCAACTTAACAGCCTTCCTGATTTAGATTACTTCGTAATGAAGCTTTATAAATCCCTCAAGGTTCCAGTGAACCGAATATCACCTGATTCTGGATACAATGATGGTATGCAAATGCTCAGAGAAGAACTTAAATTCGCAAAGTTCATTATGAGAAGTCAAATGTATTTTACAGAAAGCATTAAGAATACATTCATTGTTCACTTGAAATTAAAGGGTCTTTGGGAAAAATACGATCTGAAGGAAAATGATTTTGAGCTTAGATTTACTCCTCCAACCAATTTCTTTGAAATGAGAGAAGCTCAAAAAGCTGAAATAAAATACAATACATTCAATAGTATGGTTCAAAATGAATCCATATCTAAGACATATGCTCAAAAGAAATACTTGAGATGGAGTGACCAAGAAATTCTAGCAAATAGAGCATTCTTGAAAAAAGATAAAGAACTTGAGTTTGAACTTGCTCAAATTCAAGCAAATGGACCTATGTGGAAAACTGGAGGAGAAGCTGTTGAAGGTGTTCCTCTTGCCTCTGGTTCTGGCGGTGCTGTTCCTACTGGAACTCCTGCATCTCCTGCTGGTGGAGGTGAGGGTGTTCCTGCTGGCGGTGGAGGTGGTGAGGCTCCTCCTGCATTTGGACCTCCTCCAGCTGCTGCTGGTGGTGGAGCGGCTCCAGAAGCAAAACCACCCGCAGAGTAACTTTAACTAAATAATCCTATGGGATTATTCGCAAATACATTTTCAGTTTTATTGGAACAAACGTGGAATGGTGGCTATTTAAACATGTTCATGCCAATGCAAAAGAAAACAAAAGGAATGAGACATAGAAGGGCTGTTGTTTTAGATCCATTTAACAGAAAGCATGCTCAGACCGTTCCAGATATGCATAAACCTGACATGAGCATTATTCAGCAAGTTGAAAGGATTAAAAATAACCCAACTGTAAATGTTCCATTAAATATCGTTCAATTGAGAAAAATATGTAAAAAATACGGAATTTACAGTGTATCTAAAATGGAACCTAAAAAGCTTGGAAATACTGGAATTATGATTATATGGAATGAGCCTACCAAATCATTCATCTTAAAAAAATGATCACATACGACAAATACAACGGAGTAAATTGCATTAGAACGTATCCGAACAATTATTCGGAATACACTGCATCAACTGTGAGATTCACGGACAAGGAAAAGAATGTCGCAGAAAGATCATTATATAGCAACTATTGGAGAGAACAGATTGATTTATATGGTCAAAAAATTCTTTATTACAAGAATTTATATAATTTAGAACAAGCGGATAATACTTACGGTGAAATGCCATTAAATCAGTTTGAAACTCCAAAAGAAATGATAATGCTTTTCACACTAACGGAAAATTCACTAATTCTTTCCAAGTTTGGTTATCAATCGGACGATCAAGTAACAGCTTATTTGCACATTAGTTCTTTTTATGCGCACTATCCACCCAATTACGAACCAAAGGCGGGAGACGTTTTCAAATTAGTAGAATATGGATCAGATCGACCCGGTGAGCGTGATGGAAAAATGTACGAAATCACAGAACGTTGTGATGAAGACAATTCAAAAATAAACCCACTCGCTGGTCATTATATATGGCTCTTAAAGGCCAAGAGACTTGAGCATTCATTTGAAAATTTACCCCAAGAAAAAGGGAATGCTCAAGTCCATGATGACACGTTCTATGGTGATTTAAGTGGTGCTTTGGTGTCTCCTTCACAACGAGATCCATCTTATCCACAAGATTCAGACACAGAATCCAAAGAAAAGGTTTTTGATATGTCTATCAATGATACTCTGGAATACGGTGGGTATTATTGATCATTGCCAATTTATCCATCGGTTTCAATAAAGGTTTTTTTGAATTGGCTTCCGCTTCAATATCAACCTCCATACTTTTAAATCTATCGTTGATATATTTTTTAAATGCAATTGGCTTTACCCAATCAAATTTATCTAAATCCAACTTTAGTTCTTCTGCTTTTTCTTCTGTGAGAAGAATAAGTTCCACAAGACACATCCAACGAATAAAAGCATCTTTAGTCATTTCAAGATCACCCTCTTTTGTTTTAAATTTAATAGTGTTTTTCATAATTGAAACCCTATTATGAACTTTTTTCTTCGGAATATCAAGAAAAAAATTTGGAAAGAACAAAAGAAA